CCTCTGCCCGCCCCCGCGCCGGAGCCTAGCCCGAGCCCAAGCCAGGCACCCGCGCCGGCAGCGGCGATCTCTGTGCAACTGACGGCCACGGGCACAGCCGCGCCACCGACTGCGGTGGGGCAGCACCTGGAGGTGTACTTGTACGGCTCCGGTACGACGCCGGCAGCGGTGCAGCAGGGGGACCAGTACGTCGCGACTTTCAGCGGCTCGTTGGCAGATGGCGACCGGGACAACTCCACGCTCTTTTGCGTGCGGCTTGGCGGGCAGGGCACCGGCATCCGCTTGGTGATCCTCGATCGGACGGAGTTGCCCGATGGCAGCTACTTCGAGAGCTACTACCTGGGCTGGACGATGCAGGGCGATGGTGTCCTTAACGCCTTCACCTACCGACGCATCAAGGCCATCATCGCGTGGGTTCTGGACAACTACCAGCAGATCAACCGGAATGCGGTGTTGATCGGCGGCGGGTCTATGGGCGGGTGGGCTCGGTGCTGCTGGGCCTGCGGAACCCTGACCTGTTCGCCGCAGTGTTCCCGAGTCGGCCGAGGCTGCGCCACGCGCTGCCGGCGGCAACGGTAACGATCCCGAACTACCCGCTCGGCCCGTACACGGCCGCGAGCGGCACGCAGCGCCAGGCCGGCGTGAACTACCCGGCGGCCAGCGCGCCCGCCTTGTCTGCCGCGGATGGCGGTGGCTCATCGGCTGTGTTACTGGACCTGATCGCGCACGTCTCGGATCCGGCGAACCGCATCCCCTTCCTGGCCTGGTGCTGCGGCCGCAACGACGGCTACATGCCCTTCGCTGACCACGTGGCCATGGTCCAGGCCCTGCGCGCAACGAAGCGACCGTTCTGCTTCGTCTGGAACGACGGCAACCACAGTGCTGGCGACGTGATGCTTTCCAGCATCCACCCGAGCTATTACGCGGCCCCAAATCCAACGCAAGCGCCTCTGAAGAACTCGGATGTGGTCTACGACACGGCGAAGGGATTCCCGTACCTGTCTGGCTGCTCGCTTGACAAAGACCCCGCGGTTGATCCGGCCGGCTCGATCAACGCGGGCTTCACGGTGCTGGATCTTGTGGACACGCCGAGCACGTACAGCTTCCGCATCCGCAACCTGGGCTACGTGCCAGGGCAAGAGGCGGTTTCAGCGGCCCGGACGGTGACCGTGACGGTTGAGCCCACATCTTCTGTCTTCTCTGGCGACCGCACTCCGAAGTCGCTGACGCTGCAGCCTGGTGTGTGGCAGACGGTGACCTTCCAGTAGGGAAGAAGAATGATTGCCAACTGGATCAGACAGACCACGACGACGACGGGGACGGGCAACCTCACCCTGTCGTCGGTCTCGGGCTATCCCACCTTCGCGGACTACTCGGCCAGCCGCGCGCACACGCTCAAGTACGCGATCCTCGACGATTCAACGGGGCAGCCGATCGAAGCGGGCTTCGGGTACATCAGCAGCGGCGCCCTAGTCCGTTCGTTCGTGACGCACGCCTACAGCGGCGGCTCGCTGACGCGTCCCAACAGTACCAGCGGGCAAGTGAGTCTTCCCGCTGGTACGAAGAGGGTGATTGGCGCGTTTGACGACTCGGTACTGGTCACAAACCCACCCGTCGCCCCGATCTCCAACAACAGCACGGCCAACAAGAGGCTGGTGATGTGCGACAACTGCGCGCCCGCGACGACGGCCGCGTTCTCGTTCTCTGCGAACACCCTCTGGGGTTGGCCTTACCGAGTGCCACACCGCGGGAACTACGACGCCTTTGGAATGCGCACCAGCGCGACCGGCACGACGCTCGACTTCGCCCTCTACGAGATGCTTCCGACAGGGCTGCCCGGCGATCTGGTCGTCAGTTCTACCGGTGTCGCCTCTGCCGCCGGGATGATTTTCGGAACCTTCAGTTCGCAGGCTATTGCCCCCGGCTGGTACGTGATGACCGCGAACTCCACTGGCTCTACAAGCGCCTATTCGCAGGCGCCGATCGACAGTTGCTACGGCAGGTCTGACACGTCGGTTGTCGAGGCAACGCTCTGGAAGTCCCAGACGCAGGGCACCCTGCCCAACCCCTTCGGCACTCCCACGGGCATCGGTTACTCGTTCTCTGGGATCGTTCCTGCTGTCGCACTGAGGCACGTCTAATCATGGCCATCGACCTCAAAGGCAAGACCATCATTGATGGCCCGTTCCTCCGTCAACTGGAGGCGTACGGCTGGTGCCACGTCAACGGCGTGCCGACCAGCCGCAACGACGCCGCCTGTCAGGCGCTGATCGACGCATACGACCCGTTGCCTGAGTACAAGGACGCGAAGATCGCGGCAATCAAGGTTGAGGGCTTGACGCGCATTCAGGCCATCATGCCGGCCATTGCGACGTTCGACATGCTGGAACTCATCCGGGAAATCTGGATGTCGATTGCTCCTGGGTCGAGGCAGCCCTCAGCCAAGCTCACGAGCGTCATCAATACCTACACGGCGGGGCGCAATGCGATTGAGTCGGTCAAGGCAGCGACCACGACCGCCCAGGTTGACGCCGTAACCCCGGCCTGGCCGTGACATGAGCATCGGACTTGACCCGATCGGCCTAGCGCCGCTTGGCCTGCAGGTCGAGGCAGCGGCAAGCGGGACGACGTACAACGTCTCCATCAGCGAGTCTGGCTCGGCCAGCGATGCCGTGTCTGCGGCCCTGGCGCGGGCCGGTGTTATTGCGGAGTCTGGGGCTGCATCTGACACGACAGCGGCCATCCTTGCGTTGCTCGCAGCGATAAGCGAGACCGGCAGCGCGACTGACACGGCATCGACCGTTGGATCATTCCTAGCGGCAGTTGCCGAGACTGGGAGCGCTTCGGACACGGTGGCCGGAGTCCGCACGTTGCCGGCGGTGATCGGCGAGTCAGGATCTGCAGGCGACACCATCACTGCCACGCTGATCGTGGTGGCGGCACTGGCTGAAAGCGGAAGCGCTGCAGAGAGTTTGTCTGCGGTGCTGAGCGCTGCCGCCGCTCTGGCTGAGTCCGGCAGCGCCAGCAATACGGTGTCCGCTGTCATGGCGATGGCGGCAGTCCTTGCAGAGAGCAGCAGCGCGACTGACGCGGTAGAGGGAACGGCCGACCTGATCAGCGCAGAGTTGTCCGAGTCCGGCTCGGCTGCCGATGCGCTTTCCGCGTCTCTTGTGCTCGCCGCGCTCCTGAGCGAACTAGGCAGCGCTGCGGACGCGTTGTCTGCCGCTCGGGCGACCTCTGGAGCGCTGGTTGAGAGCGCAGGCGCTATTGACCTCGTGAACTGGGGCGGCGCCCTGTACTCGATGGCTGTTGCGGAGGCTGCAAGTGCAACAGACTCGACTGCTGCGACGGCTGCCCTCGTGGCAGCGCTGGCCGAGATCGTGGCGGCGGCCGACTCGATGGTCGCCGGCCTGGTCGCGGTTGCGGCCGTCAGCGAGGCCGGGGCGGCAACGGACACCTCAGCTGGCTCGCTGGTGATGCCGGCGACGCTGGCAGAGACAGGCAGCGCAGTCGACACCCTCAACGGCTCGACGCAGCAGACCTACGAGGTGACCGTCAGCGAGGCGGCCGCTGCGGTGGATGCCTGGATCGGCACGCTGCCCGCTGCGGTGCGTGCCGCGATCACCGCCTACCGCCGCATCAGCGGTTCTGGTAGCAGCGGCCGGCCGGCGCAGGTTTCGGCTGGCCGGCGAAGGAACTGAGCACATGGCCCTGACCCTCATCACTCCACCGAGCGTGGAGCCCATCAGCCTGGACGAGCTGAAGGCGCACTGCCGCGTCAGTTCGTCGGCCGAGGACTCGCTGATGGCGATCTACATCGGGGCCGCGCGCGAAGCCGCCGAGGGTGAACTCGGACGCGCGCTGATTGACCAGACCTGGCGCCTCACGCTGGACCGTTTCGGCGGCGAGGATGCCAGCGGGTGCGCGATCGAGGAGATTCGCATCCCGAAGCCGAACGTGCGCACCATCAGCAGCGTCACTTACATCGACACGAACGGGGACGAGCAGACGCTGGCGAACGATCGCTATGCGCTTGACTCCGCCGTGTTGCCCGGGTGGCTGTACCCCGCCGACGGGGCGGACTGGCCCGACACGGACGACGTTCTGAACGCTGTCACCATCACTTTCGTGGCCGGCTTCGGTGCGACCGCGGCCAGCGTGCCGGCGCCGATCCGCGCCTGGATCTTGCTGACCGCGGCTTTCCTGTACGGAAACCGCGAGGCGCTGTCGAGTGATGGCCGGATTGCCGAGATCCCTGGGCGCTTCACGGGCGGCTTGTTGGACCCCTTCAGGGTCTTCGGAGTCTGACCATGCAACCCGCCGGCAAGCGCAACCGCCTAATCACCATCCAGCAGCGCACCGCTGGCCAGGACGACTACGGCCAGCCGCTCACGACCTGGGAGACTTTCCGCGCCGACCTGTGGGCTTGGCACATGGCCTCGTCCGGCACTGCAGCCGCCGAACGCGTGGCCGGCGGGCGCGAAACCAGCGTCCTGGCCTGCAGTTGGCGGGTCGAGTACCTGACCGACATCACCGCCGGCATGCGCGTCCTGGACGAGGCTGGCACGGTGTACGACATTGCGCTGGTGAGCCCTGACACCGCGGGCCGGCAGTTCACGGACTTGGTGTGCACGGCCGGCGCTAGCCAGGGGTGACGATGGCGCTCAAGGGAAGCCTGCGCGCGACGGTGCGTGCTTTCAAGGAACACGTCACCGAGGACGTCCTACGCCGCGCCGCGGGCGCCGGGGCCAAGGTGCTCTACGACGAGATACACGTGCGTGTGCCTGTGGACGAGGGATTGTTGAAGTCGGCCGTGTACCGCTACTACGACAAGGCGCGATCGGTCGGAGCGATCCAGGCCTACAGCATCGGCGTCAACAAGAAGACTGCGCCGCACTGGCACTTGCTGGAGTTCGGGCACTGGCTTGTGAACGTGGTGACGAGGCTGCCGAATGGGCAGATCGTTGCCACCAAGGAGCGATTGCCGACGCCGAAGTGGGTGCCGGCGCAGCCCTACTTGCGCCCTTCGTTCGATGCGCGGATGGCAGACGCGATGGACGCCGCGCGCGACGAACTGGCGCAGCAGATCCGCACACCGGTGAGGACGCGTGATGGCGACTGAGATTGATGCGGTCGCCGTCGTGGCCGGGCTTGTATCCGGCCGCTGCTACCCCGACACCGCCCCCGTTGGCGTTCTGAAGCCGTACGTGGTCTACCAGAGCGTGGGCGGCAGACCGATCAACCCAATCAACGGGGATGACCCCGGCAGCGAGTTTGCGCGCATTCAGTTCAACGCTTGGGCCGACACACGCGCGGCTGCGAACGCGCTGATGCGTGACATCGTGGCCGCGCTCCGTGCAAGCCCAGTATCCGGCAGACCGATCGGCGGCCTGATCGCCAGGTACGACGAGACCGGAAAGCTGCGCGGCGCGCAGCAGGACATCGAGTTCCAGATCCAGACCTGACCCACCCAGGGTCACATGAAAAGAAGGGCCGCACTGGCAACGGTGCGGCCCTTTTTCCTTGCGCCCCCGTGGGCGCTTCACCCATCCCGCGAAACGCGGGTACCCCCTGAAAGGCCCACACCATGGCTTACAGCAGCCCCGTCGGAACGGCGTACTACATCTCCGAGACCTTCGCTTCTGCGAAGACCATTTCGGCCGTCTCCAATGCAAACCCCGCAGCCGCGACCAGCACGGCTCACGGCTACGTCGACAACGATGAAGTCGTATTTTTCTCGGGCTGGGAGCGCGCGAACAACGGTGTCTTCAAGGTCAACCAGACCGCAACGGACAACTTCGAGTTCTTGGGGCTCAACTCCACGTCGACCACGCTCTACTCGGCTGGCTCGGGCACTGGCACCACCCAGAAGATCAGCAGCTGGATCGAACTGCCGCAGATCCTGACCATCAGCACTCAGGGCGGTGATCCCCGCTACTTCGACGTGCGGCCGATCAAGCTGCTGCAGGGCCTGAAGCTGCCGGACGGCTTCAACCCGGCTTCGATCTCCTGGGAGTTCGGCTGGGACCCGTCGCTGTCCAACTGGGCCACGCTGCTGAACATCTCGCGCAACAACACCCTCGTCGCCTACAAGGCCGTCAAGGGTACGAGCGCGACCTACGGCTATGGCTACTTCGCCATGTCGGAACAGGCGAATCAGCAGCCCGGTCGCGAGGACCGCGGCACGTTCACGTTCAGCGCGCAAGGTCCGCTGATCTCCTACTCGTCCTGATCCTCGACAGAGCCGGCGCAGACCGGCATCAGCAAAGCCCGCCTTCGTGCGGGCTTTTTCACTTCCACGAAAGGAATCCCCGTCATGCAGCAGCGCAAAGCGGCCGTCCTGAACTTCATGGACTTCATCTCAGCGGATGGCGAAGAACTCACGACCGACTCGATGAAGGTTTCCGCAGTCCACGGCAAACGCCACGACGACATCCTTCGCCTGATTCGGAAGCGTGTGGCTGAGGCCGGAGAGTGGGGTGTCCGCAACTTTGCGGAGACCCTGCACACCAGCGCTCAGAACGGCCAGACCTACCCGATGTTCGTGATGACGAAGGACGGTTACCAGTTTCTCGTCGGGCGCATGACCGGAAAGAAGGCTGTTGAGCATCAACTCGCCTTCATCGAGGCGTTCAACGCCATGGCTGCCTACATCAAGAACCAGCGTGAGGGCTTGAGCTACCGCCGCGCCCGGCACGACCTAGAGTGCAAGGACAGCGAACGCCGCGGCACGTTTCACGGGCGCGGTTTGAAGCAGCGCCACTTTGAGAAGGTTCTCTTGAAGCAAGAGGGTGAGGCGCTGAAGGCGCTCTCCCAACCTGGCCTGTTCTTGAACTAGCAGTTGCCTTTCGTGGAAGGCTGCCCCGCTTCGGCGGGGCTTTTTTTCTTCTGCGGCCTGGCCACTGGTTGGCGGCCGCGCACTGGAGCAAGACCCCATGGCACACGAAATCCGAATCGACCTGGACCCAAAGGCCCCGATCACCTACACGCGCAAGATCAGCATCCCGACGCCGAATGGCGCGCCGCTGACTGTCACCTTCACGTTCCTGCACCGTGACGCAGACCAGATGGCCGAGCTGCAGGAGTCATGGGCCGAGCGCGGCCGGATCCTGTTGAAGGCAGAGGCGGCCGAGGAAGCGGCACGCGATGCTGAGCGCAAGCGTCGAATCGCCGACGGCGAAGACCCGAAGGCTGTTGCCCTGGACGAGCCGCTGCGGCTGCTGGAGAACACGCGCAAGAAGCGCGACAACGATGCGGACGCCATCATGGACGTGGCGACGGACTGGGACCTCAAGGCTCCGTCGGGCACTCGGCACGAGTTCACGCGCGACAAGCTGGTCCGCTTCCTTGCGCTGTACCAGGCGGCTGCGATGACCATCATCGGCGACTACCGCATCAGCATGACCGAGGGGCGATTGGGAAACTGAGGGCGGTGGGCGCGGAGATCTTCCGCGCCCCACCGGACGAGAAAGAGCTGGCCAGCCTGCGGGCTGCGCACCTCGACTACTTCGACCTAGTCCCCATCGTGCCTGTGTGGCCTGAGAACCGCACGGCGGTAGTCGCCTTCCTGGCTCTGCGCACCCAGTGGCGGGTCGGAATGGCCGGACGCACAGGCCTGGACTACCAGGCCATCCCCATCACGCTGGACCTGCTCGAAATCCCCCGCGAGCAGCACAAGTCCGTCTTCCGTGACCTCCGCATGCTAGAGGCGGGTGCCCTGGAAGAGATGCACAACTCCAAGGACTGACCCATATGGCAGGTGACACCAATATCGGCTCGGCTTCGGTTGAGTTCATCGTCGATGGTTCTCAGGCTGTCGTTGCGCTGGACCAGATCGAGGAGAAGGCCGGGCAAGTCGACGTGGCCGCGGGCAAGGCAGCGACAGCCTTGGGCGGGATCGGCGACCAAGCCGGCAGCGGCGCCCAGAAGGTTGACCGTGCCACTCAGCAGATGATCAGCAGCGTGCAGCGGGCCACTGCTGTAGTTGAGGCGGGGCAGAAAGGCACCGCGGCCTACTTCGAGACGATTGCAAGCCAGCGCGCCGGTCTCAACGCCGATGCACTGCGGCCCTATATCGAGCGGCTGCGAGAGGTGCAGTCGGTCCAGCAGCAGATCGCCGAGACGCGCGCCAACGACAGCTTCATCACCAGCCTTCAGCGACAGGCGGCGGCGATCGGGAAGACTCGTGCCGACCTGCTGGAACTAGAGGCCGCCCAGCGCGGCCTGAGCAGCCAGGCCGCTCCGCTCATCCAGCGCCTGCGTGAGAGTGAGCGCGCAGTGCAGGGGCTGGCAGTATCCACTGCACAGACCACGGCTGCGCTGCGCACCTTGCCGGCGCAGTTCACCGACATCGCCACGCAGTTGGCGGGCGGACAGAACCCACTGCTGATCCTGCTGCAGCAGGGCGGTCAGATCAAGGACTCGTTCGGCGGCATCGGGCCAGCGATCCGAGGCATCGCCAGCGCCATATCGCCCGCTGTCATCGCCCTTGGTGGGCTGGGAGCCGTGTTGGGCGCCGTTGGGCTCGCGTACAACCAAGGCAGCAAGGAGCAAGACGAGTTTGCTCGCAAGCTGATCCTGACTGGCAATGCCACCGGCACCACGGTAGGCCAACTGAACGAGATGGCCAAGGCTATCAGCGCCAACGTGGGCACGCAGGGCCGCGCTGCTGAGGTGCTGGCAGCGCTCGCTGGGTCTGCTGACATTGGCGCCGCCGGAATTCAACGCATCGCCGAGGCAGCGATCCGCCTGGAGCGGGTCGGTGGGCCCGCCGCCGAGGAGACAGCGAAGCAATTCGCATCACTCGCGCGGGAGCCGTTGCAGGCCGCCATCAAGCTGAACGAGCAGACCAACTTCCTCACCTCGTCGCTTCTGAACCAGATCAAGGCCCTTCAGGACCAAGGCAAGGCCGCAGATGCCGCGCGTGTGGCGCAGGAAGCCTACGCCGGGGCGCTGGAAGGGCGAACGGCGCAGCTGGAGGCTCGCCTGGGGACGCTGGAGAAGGCTTGGCGGGGCATCATCGGCGCTGCGAAGGGGGCTTGGGATGCGATGCTCAACATCGGCCGACCCGACACCCTGCAGGAGCAACTTGCGGCAGCGCAAAAGCGAGTGGAAGAGGCGCAGAAACTCGCCCGCCTTCCTGCATTCTCGTCGTCGCCGCTGGCCAACGTAGAGGCGGCGAAGCAGCAGGTCGCCTACCTGCAGGAACAGATTCGGCTTGATACGCGCGCCGCCGACGCGGCCGCACGGCGCACGCAGGCCACAGCCGCCTATACCGAACTGCTGAAGGAGCGCGACAAGTACCTCAGCCTTGAGGTTCAGCGTCGCCGCGAAATCGAGCAGGTTCAGAGACAGGCGGCGACGTCCCGAAACGAAGGCGGAGGCTTCACGCGGGAGCAGGAAGCCAAGCTCATCGACGACATCAACAAGAAGTACGACGAGCGTGCACGGTCCAGCAAGAAGATGGGCGACGCCTACGCAGCGGAGCGGGACGCGGCCAAGGAGTGGGCTGCTGCACTCGAGAAGGCCAACAAGATCCAGGCCGACGCTGAGGGCAAGACGCTTGGGCTCTCAAAGGCGCAAGAAGCCCTGGTTGAGTACCTGAAGTCTCCGGCCTACGCCAAGAACAGTGAGGAGATGCGGCAGATCGCCGTTGAGGCCTTCAAAGCTGCGATCGCCTCCGAGCAAATGGCCGACGCGACCGCGCGCCTAAACGCGATCCTTGATGAAGGGCAGCGGGTCTATGCGAAGTATCTGGTGGACTTAGACCAAGGCGTGACTGCGGCGCAGGAACAGACGCAGCGGCTATTGGACGAGGAGCGCGCCGCGGCGCTTGCCGCAAAGGCAAACATCTCGCTCGCGGAGGCGTTGGCCCTCGTCAACATTGAGCGCTTGAAGGCGAAGCAGGCAAGCGAAGGCCTGGACGACGCGGCAGCCTTCAATGCCTACGGCAAGATGATTGAGGAGCAGGAGAAGCAACTCCAGATACTGCGGCAGAAAGCGTCCCGCGAGGGAACGCAGAAGGCGGCGGACGATGCCAGGCGCGAGTGGGAGCGCACGAACGAACAGATCGGGCAGTCCTTGGCTGATGCGCTCATCCAAGGCGGCCGGAGCGCCGGCGATGTGATCAAGGACTACTTCCGGTCCCTGGTGCTTACCCCGTTGGTCAAGGCGATCGTGCAGCCGGTGGCAACGGCGGTCAACGGTGTTGTGGGTTCCGTCATCAATGGCGTCACGGGTGGCGCCAGTGGATATGGCGGCGCGCTGATGCAGGGCGCCAGCGCAGCGAACTCGATCTATCAGCTGTACCAAGGTGGCGGCGTGGCTGGCTCGGCCCTGGCGGCGGCGAATTACGCCAGCGTCTACAGCGGGGCAGCGTACGGCACAGGCTTCGGCACGCAGCAGTCCGCCATGCTTGCCGCGCAAGAGGCTGGCATGGTCAGCCAGGCTGGCGGATCGGCGCTAGGTACGGCGGCGACATGGGCGGGCTACGCTGCCTTGATCTACGCGGCCGTGCAGTACGCCGACAAAATCTACGGCGAAGGCTTCACTGGCGAGAAGCAGATTGGCGGAACGTCTTGGTACGACAAGACCTTCGAGGCACAGAAGACGAACCTCCTGCAGAGCCTCGGGATGTCGGAGAAGTGGGCGCAGATCCTCGGAGGCTCGGTCCGGCTGAATCACCTCTTCGGCCGAGCCGAGCCGCGCGTCACTGGCGAGGGCGTTCTCGGCACCTTCAGCGGTGGCGGCTTCACTGGCGAACGGTACGCCGACATCTTGGAGAAGGGCGGCGTCTTCAAGTCCGACAAGCGTTACACCGTGGCGGGCGAACTGGACGAGACGATCAGGTCCTTCTTCGCAGACGCAGCCTCGGCGGTGGTTGACCAGGCCAAGGAGTACGGCGCCGCCCTCGGGCTCGCACCCGAACTCATGGCGGGCATCACGAAGGACGTGAAGGTCCAACTCACCGGCGATCTTGAGAAGGACAAGGCCGAGATCACCAAAGCGCTGGGCGAGTACGGGGCTGCACTGCTGGAGGGCTACAAGGATGCGGTCAAGCCACTGAGCATCTTCGGCGAGACAGTGCAGCAGACGATCGAACGCGTTGGCACGGCGATCCTGGGCGCCAACGACGCGCTGTCCCAGATCGGGGTCGGCACCTTCGCCAAGTCGATCGCAGGCGGCCAGGGCGCGGTGGACCTCACCGAGTTGTTTGGAGGCACGGATCAACTCAAGCAGGCCGCCGGCTCCTTCTTCGATACCTTCTTCACCGACACGCAGAAGATCGATACCGCGACGGCGAAGCTGAGCAGCACCTTCACCAGCCTCGGACTGACGATGCCCAGCGTGAGCGGCGGGGCAGATGTGGCGCGTGCCGCCTATGTGGACCTTGTGCAGGCGCAGAACGTGAACACCGAGGCAGGGCGAAAGAACCTGGCCGCTCTGCTGGGGCTGTCTGGCGCGTTCAACCAAGTTGCCGATGCTGCGGATGCTGCGGCCAAGAAGGAGGCCGAGCGGGCTGCGGCTGTCGCGGGCAAGTCGCAAGACCTGGAGATTCAGTTGCTGCGCGCTCTTGGCCGCGAAAGCGAGGCGGTGGCCCTGCAGCGGCAGAGGGAACTGGCCGAGCTTGCGAAGCTGGAATCGTCCCTAAACGTTGTGACGGGCACTTTCACAGACACGCAGCGCGCGATCTACGCGGCCGCTGACGCAGCGCAGGCTGCCAGCACGTCTCAGGGGCTGCAGATCAGCCTGTTGCGAGCCCTGGGCCAGGAAGAGGCTGCGGTGAGGCTGGAGCGCGAGATCCAGTTGTCCGAACTGGCCGAGTTGGAGAAGACCCTAGGCGTGAGCACGGGAGCCTTCACCGGCTTGCAGCGCGCGATCAATGCGGCAACGGATGCAGCGGTGGCGGGGCAAAAGGTCCGCGATGTCTTGGGTGGACTTGGCGCCGTAGCGCCAGACTTCCTCGGAGGGCAGGCCTTGATTGGTCTGCAGGCGACGCTGATTCAGGACAAGCTCGGCTTTGCCGGGCTCGGCGAGATACCGATTGAGCAGATCCTTGGCGCGACGAAGGAAGACATCCTTGCGTTCTGGCAGGCCGTCGGTGTGGATGGAAAGTTGGCGATCCAGCAGGTCTACCCCGAGTGGGTGGCGCTGCAGGAGTTGATGCTCAACACCGAGATCGTGGACGGCGGCCTGGCCTCGTCCATCGATGACCTCCTGTCTGTGATGCAGGAGATCAATCCGCCGGCCAAGACGCTGGCTGACACTTGGCGCGATAACAAGCGCGAGATCGACCAGATCACGGATGCCCTCAACGAACTGAAGGGCGTGCGCGCCGGTACCGCGGTGGAGCAGATGATCGCCGACTTGCAAGATGCTGTCGGGAAGAGAGACCGGCTGCGCGGCGTGATCAGTGGCAATCAGGACACGCTTACGTCGATCTTTGCAGGCATGGTCAGCCAACGCGGGGTTGACTACCTCAAGAACCAGGAGAGCAGCCTCGCGGCGCAGTTCGCAGCCAGCGGCGACGCAGACATTGCGTCGAAGCTCACCAGCGTCACCCTGGATCGCATCAAGCTGGAGGGCCGGCTCTACGAGAAGCTGTTGCAGGACCGGTACGACGCTGAGTACAAGCTCGCAATGGAGGCCTACGAGCTGCGCAAGCAGACCGTCACGCTGGAAGAGCAGCTGATCGAAAACCAGAAGGACGCGCTCAGGGAGCAGATCGACGGCTACAAGCGCCTGAAAGACGCGGCACGACAGCTGCCGGAATTCCTGGGCGGCCTGCGCGCCGGCAATCTAAGCAATCTGAGTTTCACCGACCGACTGGCGCAACAGAAGACGCTGTTTGAGCGCTCGCTAGAAACCGGGAATGACCCCCAGGGTGCGCTCACCGCCTACCTGCAGCAGGCCCAGCAGCTGTACGGCGGCGCCACGAAAGCCTACAGCGACATCTTCACGGCTGCGCTTGCTCAGTACCAGATGACCATCACCGACAGCGCCGGCAGCGTAGACCCTAAGCTAGCCGCGGCGCAGTCCCAGTTGAGCGCGCTTGAGGCCATCCGTGATGAGGCGCCGGAACTGAAGCGCGCGGTCGTTGACACCAGTGAGGCTGAGATCACCGCCATCCTGTCGCTGAACGGCACCTTCGGCGGGGTCGTTGACAAGTTGACCGGTGACATCGACAGGCTTGTGGTCGCCTTCGAGGCGAAGCTGGAAGAACTGCTTGATGACCAAAGCGTGATCGCTGGGAAGTTGACTGTCATCGCAGAGGAGGTGAATAAGCTGCGGGAGCCGCTGACCACCACGGCCACTAACACCACGAACCTGGCCAACACGGCCGAGACAGAGAGCTTCCGCGTTCCTGGCCAGGGCGGAGGCGTCTGATGGCTGCGACCATCAAGCGCTTCGTGGTCGAGATCACGATGGTGATCGATGACGCCGGTACTCAACAGACGTTTCTGTTTTCGACTTCGCCGTTCGCGACCAAGCCGACCGACGTGCCGCCCAGCACGCCGGTATATGGCTACCTGGACAACCCGGGGACGTTCAAGCAAGAGCTGTTCAGCGGCGCCCGGGTGACCGGGGCGATCACGCCGTCTTTCGGTGGCATCACGCTCTCGAACCATGCCCCCGAGGACGGCGGGCCGGGGGTGCTGGATGAGTGGGTGAACTACGGCATCAGCGGCGGCCGTGTTGTGGTGCGCTGGGGGCCAGAGGGCGGCGCCTACCCGTCCGAGTATTCCACTGTCTACATCGGCTATGCGCGCACGCCGCGGATCGGGCTGGACAAGGTGGTTGTCCCGCTGACGGATGGTTCATTCGTCCTGGATCAGCCGGTGGTGACCGAGGGCTTTGCCGGCTCCGGTGGGCTTGAGGGCTACGGTGCCGTGGCGAAGCCCAAGCAGTTCGTCAGCGGCGATCCAGGCTTCATCCCTCCGATCCTTGTGGACAGCGTTCGGCAGATCTACTTCGTGCAGAGCACGGGGACAGATTCGGCAGACTCTTGGCAATACCAGCCCAATGCTGAGTTGAACCCGTTCGATGTGTTCGAGCTAGGGCAGAAGATCAATCGCGTCTCGCCAAACTACAGTAGCGCAGCAGAGGTGGTGAGCACGCAGCCGGCGCCAGGCACTGTGCGGTACTGGTTCGGATCGAGCAGCACGATCTTGCCGGGGTGGAAGAACGGGCCTGTGTACTTTCGGCTTGGCACGCCGCCGATTGGTGAGCTTCGCGTCTACCCGCAGGGGCGGCCGAGTGACCCGGACTTTGCTCGTGCTGGCAGCGCTTCGGGTAGTTTCTCTTTCGCATCGATGGCGCTCCGAGCGGGCGTAACCCAGGATCGCATAGCGAATGGCTTCACAAGCATTGGTTCGGCGCTGGTGGACGATGCGACCACGTATGCGGACCTGATGTCCAAGTGCGCTAGGGAGACACAGGCGTGGTTCGGCTTCAACCGCCAGGACAAGTTCCGGTCTGGATACTTGGCCGACCCGAACGACGAAGGTCTGTACTACGGCATCAATTCTGGGGTTCTGTCGAGCAACCCAGCACTTCCCACAATCAGCCTCTACACCTTCACCGAGGATCGCTACGAGACCTTGCGGCGCGAGCCTGTGGCGGGGATGGAAGCTCCGGTGTGGTCGCTCTTCGTGAAGGCTCGCAAGACCTGGCCCTGTCCCGTCAGCGACGCCGCGCCGGACAACCTGAAGGACTACCTGACGCGTGATCCCTGGTGGGCGACGTTTCAGGGCGTCAGCGACACATGCAAGACCGCGAACCCGGGCGCGATTGTCGAGACGCTGGAGGTTGAGAACGCCGACTTTCCTAACGCATTCTCTCGGCGGCTGTTCCTTGAACGGTACTTTGCGCTCTTCGGTGGTCGGCGTGATGTGTTCATCCTCCGCGCGAAGATGACCGATGCGCTGCTGGCGCTGGAACTGCACGATGTTGTGACGCTCCAGACCCCGCGATTCGGGCTGTCGGCGGGGCGCAAGTTCCGGATCATCAGCATCGACATCGACTGCCGCAGCGAGGTGCCGTCGATCACCTTCGGGCTCTGGGGTGGAAGCCTTGGGCAGTTCACCGGCACAGTCAGTCTCGTCTCCAACGTCGGCGCCCCCGCCACTCCCACGGCAGTCAGGTCTATCGGCAAGCGCCGTTTTCCTGCCTTCACTCGCCGCTCGATTGGTACCGTTCAATCAGCGCAGGGCGGGCTGACGAGACGAGTGATACCGGCTCTGACGCGGACGGTGACGGGCTCGGTTGAGACCATTGCGCCGGACCCGCAGTTTGCGAATGTGGTTCTGCTCGTGCGCGGCACGTCGGGATTCGCAGACCTCTCCAGCAATGCGATCAGTCCGACAACGATCGGCTCGCCGACAAGTTCCACGCAATCGGGCTGGCACAACCCTTCAGTGCTCCGCTTTGTGCGCTCCGGCACATCGGCCGTGACTTACTCAAAGCCGGGCGGATTCTTGTCGGCCTCTTCGGACGATCTCACGGTGGAGATGTTCGTTCAGATCGACAACCTGACATACGCCTTCGGGACTTTCACAGACAACCGAGCTTCATTCTTGAGGTTCACCGACGGTGGGACCATGCGTTTCCGATTCTTTGTACATGGCGGCCAAGTTAGTGCAGATTATCTCGGCGTAGCCTCGCCCGGGAACAACACCACCGCGAATGTTGGGCTCACAGGAAGAGTGCATCTGGCTTACTGCCGCGCCGCGTCCCCCGCCTCTGGAAACAAGGAGCAGGTTTGGGTCAACGGCTCTCGGGTGGTGGCTCTGACTGGCGTTACCAACTGGAACTTTGACCTTGTGCAGTTTGGTGTGAGCGTAATCAACGGCTCCAACAATGACGCACAAGGCTACGCAGAAGAACTGCGCATCACGAAGGGCGCCAGGTACGACGGCGCCACGATCACCGTACCCACCACGCTCTTCCCCCCGTACTAACCGGGAAATCACATGACCATTCAGATCAGCACGGCTCGCCGCAATGCGTGGGGCACGGCCGACGAGTCCACCATGGGCACGTCCATCAAGGTCCGCTTCTACACCGGATCGCCCCCTGCAAACTGCGCTGCAGCAGCAAGCGGGACTCAGCTTGGCGAGATAACCGCGCAAAGCGACTGGCAGGCCGCAGCCTCTGGCGGGGAAGCGGCGATGCAAGGCACGCTGTCCACCACGGCATCCGCGACAGGGACCATCGGCTATTACCGCTTCTGGGACAACGCCGGCACAACTTGCCATGAGCAGGGAACCGTCACGAAGGCGTTCAGCCTCACGACCAGCAGCAGCACCGCGGCGAATAGCAACGTCCTGACCTTCACCGCCACGACTGGGGTTACGGTAGGCATGGCGGTATCGGGTACAGGCGTGCCGACAGGAGCAACGGTGCTTGCGACCACCAGCACAACCGTCACCCTGAGCGCACCTAGCACGGCTGGAGTGTCCAGCAGCACAACGATCCTGTTCGGTGACACGGCAGGGGATATGTACCTGCCCGAGACGGCAGTCACGTCGGGCATCACCACCATCTCGCTGACCTCGGCGACTGCCGTCTACCCGGGGGCCTGACATGGCGCAGGGCATTGGTTGGATCAACCTTGCGGAGTCGGCCACGCTCAGCGCCGGGGCTTGGTCCACTGCGCTGCCGTTGAGCAACGCCAAGACGCGGGAACTGGCAGACGTTGCCCGGACCACGAACGACGACGCCGCCAGCACACAACTCATCGTGGACCATGGCAGCGCGAAGTACCGACGCGCTGCAGCCTTCAAGTGGCATAACTGCAGCAGCGCCGCGACCGTCACATGGTCCCTCGGCACCACCAGCGGCGGCAATGACGTTGCCACGCTCACCCAGAACTGCTGGCAGATCACGCCGACTGAGTACAGCGGCCGGCGCAATGAGGTGATCCTGGTCCTTCCGCAGCGCTACGAGGCTCGGTATGACCTGTTCGAGTTCACCGACACACTGAACCCGGACGGCTACCTAGAGATCGCATACGCCTACATCTGCGACCTCTTCGTGCCGACCTACGGCATCGAGCGCGACGGCTACTCGTCCGGCATCGTGGACCGAAGCGGAGTGGTCCGCGCACGCGCCGGACAGCCCTGGATCGACGCCCAGCGCAAGTTGCGCACCGAGACCTTTCGTTTTCCCGCGCTGGTGAATGGCGAGGGCGACACGATGCACGAGCTGATGCACGTCTGCGGCGTGTCCGAGCCAGTCCTGTGGATACCTGACACCGGCAGCCCGGCCACGAATCAGCGCTACGGCTTCATCGGCTCCATGGACGAAGTAAGCGGCCTGGAGAACCCCTTCTACGCTGGCCGAGGCAAGGCCTTCCGCATCACGGAGTGGTAGCCATGTCCGACGAACTGCGACCCACCGAGTTCCTCTGGAACGGTGCCGTGGGCCTCGCCCGGCATGACCACGTCGAGATGTCTTTCAAGGCCTGGCCGGCGGCGCTGCTGCCGGGGCGTGCGATCGGCTTCCTGATCTTCATTCCGGTCACCAGGCAGTTTGAGCTGATTGAGGGAGGGATAAGGCGAGAAATGAGCGGGCCAGAGAAGGCCGCCGTGTTCGCCTTTCTCAAGGGCTTCGCCGCTGCCGGTCACGGCTTCTTCAACCTCCCCGCACCACCACCATGCAGTTCCGAAGGACACCCATGACCCTGGACCAACACCGCGAGTTGGCTGGCCAAGCCGCGATGGCAACCCCATCGCTGGGGGCCATCGTCGTCTGGCTCGCAGGCGTGCCGATTGAGAAGTGGGCCGCGGTCGCGGGCCTCTGCTTCATCGTGCTGCAGGCGGCTGGCTACATCTGGCGCTTGAGGCGGGACATGCGGCGCGAGGACGAGCGCATCCGCCGCGGGCTGCCGCCGCCTGACAGCGACAGGGCGCCGTTGCAGTGATCACCGCCGACCTTCTCCGCGCCGCGGTGGGCTGCACGCCTGACCGTGCGGAGCTGTTCGCCGGCCCGCTGTCCGAGGCCTGTGCGCTCTTCGAGATCAACACGCCTGAGCGGCTGGCGCCGTTCTTGGCCAACATCGGGCATGAAAGCGGCGGCTTCCGGTGGCTGTCCGAAATCTGGGGGCCGACCGAGGCGCAGAAGCGGTACGAGGGTCGCAAGGACCTCGGGAACACGCAGCCCGGGGATGGCTACCTGTACCGCGGTCGTTCGTTGATCCAGACCACCGGCCGGGCGAACTACCGCGAATTGCGCCCGGCACTCCTGCTGGCCGGCTATGAGGGCGTGCCGGACTTCGAGGCCGACCCCGAACAACTCCAGCTTCCTCGCTGGGCCGCCGCGTCCGCCGCCTTCTTCTGGCACTCGCGTGGCCTGAACGAGTTGGCCGATTCCGGGAACTTCGAGCGGATCGTCCGCCGCATCAACGGTGGCACGAACGGGATGGCCGACCGCGAAGCGCGTCTGGTGCGCGCGAAGGACGCTCTTGCCGGCCTGGCCACCACCCCGGCGCCATCACCCACCCCGGCCCGAGTGCCGACGCCAGCCCGCGGCATCCCAGCGGGCGAGATCGTTCCAGAGGAGCCGACCATGGCACCGTTCATCGCCGCCGCACTTCAGGCTGTGCTGCCTGCCGTCCCCAAGCTGATCGAGACCTTCGGCAGCGGGTCCGAAGTCTCCAAGCGCAACGAGAAGGCCGCCGAGGTGGTCGTCAGCGTGGCAAAGGAAGCGCTTGGCGCAGTCAACGAGCAAGACCTGGCCGAGCGCATGCGCACCGACCCTGAGGCGCCGGCCAAGGTGCGCGCCGCAGTGGAAGAGAACTGGTTCGCCATCCAGGAGGCAGGGGGCGGCGGGATCGACGGCGCTCGGAAGGCCGACCTCGCGGCGCGCGCCTCCGGCGACATCAAACACTCGCCCAGCTTCTGGGTCACCTTGCTGCTGCTGCCGCTCGTCTATCTCGTCGTCGGCAGTGTCGTCGGCCTCTGGGGTGCGGCGTGGCCGAACGACGTCCGCGCCGCGATCGCGACGGCCGTCGTGTCGCTGATCGTCGGCGGGGCGGCCGGGTACTACTGGGGCACGACCACGAGCAGGAACCGCACATGAAGATCAAGCGCGTCGACATGGGCGGCGACCTGCAGCCGGCGTGGCGCCACTGGTGCCCCGGCTGCAAGCAGAACCACGTCATCTACATCGACCCGAAGTCGCAGCCGAATGGCCATCACTGGACCTTCGACGGCAACGAAGCGGCGCCGACCTTCAGCCCGAGCATCAACATCGTCGGGCGCTGCCACTACTTCATCCGAGGCGGCCGCATCGAGTTCTGCGGCGACTCCACCCATGCCCTGGCTGGCCAGACGGTCGACCTTCCTGACCTCGCCGCGCTGGGCGAGGACGACTGGTGAGCGACATCGGTCCAGACGGCCTTCCGACGCCGGCCGAGCGGCAGCGGCGGCGGGCCGTCTACGAGCGGATGCTTCCCCGGCTCGACCTCATCGGCTGGCAGCACGGCTACACGCTGGCCCGGCACGGCTCGATGACGCGCGACTGCGACCTAGTGGCCGCGCCTTGGATCGCTGCCGCCGCGCCGGCTGAGCAACTGGTCGACGCAATGGCGCAGGAGGTAGGCGGCTGGTATCGCGCTCCGTCGCAGCGCCCGCACGGGCGGCTTGCCTGGTCGATCCACTTCCGCACCTATGAGAACGCCCATCTGTACTTCGACGTGAGCGTCATGCCTCGTCAATGAAAGGACCACCATGCTCCGCACCCTCAATCGCTTCCTGATCACGCTGATCGTGATCGCTGCCGTCATCGGCCTGACTGCGCTGGCCGCTGAAGAGGCGCAGGCCCAGATCGGCGTCTGCAACCCACCCGAGGGCACGCCGGGCCTCACCCGCGACGGCCGCCCGGCCAACTGCCGCGACGGCAGCGCCGCCCCCTGCAGCGGGATGATGCTGGGCGAGGGCAGGGTGTGGCTGCACTGCCAGCCCCCGAAGCCGCCGGAGCCCGGCTGCCTGTCCCCTGGCGTCTATCAGCGCTGGGGAGGACCGAGCGGGGATATGTGCTCAAGCCAGCCGCCGGGCACGCCGCAGGACCCGAACAAGCACATCCTGCCCTCGGCCAAGCCCGGGGCCGTGCAGCTGATCCATGACGGCTTCGGCACCACGCGCGGCGTGCAGGAGTGGCGCTGCACCGCTGGTCAGTGGCGGCTCTTGAACGAGGGCTGCCGGACGCTGGAGCCGCCGGCACCGGCCTCCGCTCCAAAGCCAAAGCCGCGCCTGGGTGACGCCCGCGTGGGCACTCGCTGATCCACCCGCCGAGACTGCCGCCCTCGGCGTGCGTGTCGGCTCCATACCTCTCAAGGAGTCCGACATGAAAGACCTGATCGCCGCAGTCCTGGCCATCGCATCCATGCCCGCCGCGGCCGACATCGCCCTGGTGGCCGACCTGCCCGGCGGCGCGACCGTCCAACTGCACGACGTAGCCGGGCCCTGCGTGGGCGGGGCGCTCCGTGCCGAATACGTGGCCGCCGATGGCGCCAAGGTGCCCGGTTGCTGGGTCAAGCGCATCGGGCATGTCGCGCTGATCTTCTTCGACGGCGACGTCGGCGCGATCCCCGAGGCGCAATTGAAGCCTCCCAAGAAAGCCTGA